CACGGATGATAATCTTGCGAAGGCCCTTGTCGCCCTTGTCCTGACTCTGCATTCGCGATTCCGTGGCAACGCTCGCCTGATCACCACGGCGGCGAACTACATTCGGTTCCGCCAGCTTCAGGACAGCGCGAAGCGTTTTCTGTGGGCGGCGACCGGCAATCTGCTTGAATCCGCCGAGAATGGTTCGATTCTTGGCGTTCCCGTCGCGATTGATGACCACCTCGACGATATCAGCGTTGGCGCTGGTGCGAACATCGCTGCGATTGGCGATTTCCGCCAGGCATACGTCCATGTCTCGCGTCATGGCATCCGCACCGAACGCGATGCGGTGACACAACCGGGCTGGATCAAGCTCCCGAGCTATGCCCGCCACGGCGGCGGTTTGGGCGATAGCCGCGCTGTCAAAATCCTCAAAATTGCAGCCGAGTAAGGAGGCATCGACGTGAAAGACAGTCATTCCGACGTGAAGATTGCGCAGGCCGTTGTGCCTGCCGTGAAGACCGCCGCAGGCGATGGCACTACGGTTGATATTCGTGGCTATTCTTCCCTGCTTTTTGTCGCGAACACTGGCGCGATTGCCAGCGACGGCGATTTCGGCCTTGTCGTGCAGGACAGCGCTAATGGCACCGATTGGTCGGCGGTTTCCGCTGATAAACTGCTCGGCGCTTTCCCGGCCACCCTTGAAGCCAATAAGACCTATGCGGTCGGCTATGTCGGCGGCAAGCGTTACGCCCGCGTCAATGTCACCAAGGCAGGCGGCACTTCCATCGCCGCAGGCGTTGTTGCCATTCTCGGTGATCCGGCAGTCGCTCCGGTCGCATGAGCAATGCTCCATCCCGCCTTTGCGGTTGCGGCCTGAAGATTGCGCACGGTCAGAAATGCCCTTGTCAGATCGCGAAAGCCAAAGCCGCAAAGGCACGGGTAGACGCAAGCCGTCCATCGGCTAGGAAACGCGGCTACGACGCCGCATGGGAACGCTGCCGTGCGGCGTTCCTCAAAGCCTTCCCTATCTGCTGCATACCAGGTTGCTGCCAGCCTGCTACGGACGTGGACCACATCAAGTCCGTTGCCGAGCGACCCGACCTTCGGCTTTCATGGCCCAATCTCAGGCCCATGTGCCACAGCCACCATTCATCCAGAACAGCCCGCGATCAGGGCTTTGCGAGGAAGCGCAATGGCTAACGTCGTTCCTGCCATCACATCATTCAGCGCCTGCCTTGGCTGGTCCCTGAGTAATGTTCAGGTTATCTGCCTTCTCTCCCATATAGAGAGCATCGCCCGCGCAGCGGGGTTCCAGTTCCATGATTGATGCATCCCTCATCACCATCGGCATGGCCGTTCGTGTCGCTGGTTACGATGGTATCTGCCACGTTGTTGATGGCTGGCGGTTCAGCCCAGGACAGGGCCTCGAAGGCGGCATGTACACCGTCCGTCACCCCGATAGCATCGAGACGCGCCATTCAACCGACCAACTCGAAGCCGCAGAAACCGCCACAGCCTTACGCTGACGCGCATCAGGTCGCGCCGCTGCTCCGCATCGGAACGAAACAAGAACGCGCTCCACGGCTCGCTATGGGCCAAGGGGAGCCATTCAAAGAAATTCGTGCCGCCTTAGGACCGAGCCAGGGTCCGTAACGCCCATTATTTCCGTGAAATCCTAAAAAGTTGAGCGCAAAGTTGAACGCCCATGGCCCGAACGTCTCTAATTTGTGAACAGTCTCCAGCGGTCCCGGCGATCAACCGGGAAATGGTCTGGAAGCAGGTTCACGCCATCCTCGAAGAAACAGGCGATTCTCCGCCCCAGATGGCTCCTGAAGATGCCGACTATATCGACATGCTGATTGAAGCGGCGGTCTCACGGCTGGACGGTCACAACGGGCTGCTCAACCGTGCCTTGATTACCCAGCAATGGCGGATGACCTTCGACCGCTTCGATTCTGAGATCAGAATCCCGCTCGGTCGGTGCCAGTCGGTGGACGAAATTTCGTATGTACAAAAATCCGGGGATTCCGCCACCATGGACCCGGCGAATTATCGTGTACGAAATATCGGTTCCGACAATGCACGCGTTCTTCCCGCCGTAGGGCAGTCGTGGCCCGACACCATCGCGGATCCGGAAGCCGTGACCGTGACCTTCACCGCAGGTTTCGGTGACGCACCGGAAGACATTCCTGGCTCCATCCGGCTTGCCCTGCTTGAGATGGTGGCGCTTGCCTATGCTTATCGAGAATCCGCCGCCATCGGCGGTTCCTTCTCCGTCCTCCCGTTCTCCGCCACCCGCGCCGTGTTGGACTGGGTAATCTGGAGTCCCTGACATGTCGAAGATGACCGGCGGCAAGCAGTTGGCCGCGAACTTCCGCACGCTCGCTCAGGCGCTTGGCCGTCCGATGAATGAGGCCAGCCGGAAGGCGCTCCAGCCGATGCTACGGGCGGCTAAGGCTAACGTCAGGAAGAACGATAACGTTCAGTCCGGCAAGTTCCTGAAAAGCCTGACAGTCAAGCGTGATCCCACCTCGAAGAAGGACGCGCCAGTCCACATGATCGGGCCGGGCTCGAAGGAACCGCATTCCCGGCTAGGGCACCTTCTGGAGTTCGGTGTTGCCCCTCATGACATCGACGGCGCTCCGCATCCTGGCGCACGCGCCTTTCCATGGCTTGGACCTGCCTTTGAGGAAAAATCCGGCGAGGCAATCGAGATATTCGGAAAAGAGATCGGCCCCGCCTTGGAAAAGCACGCTGCCCGATTGGGAGCCAGTACGAAAAAATGACCGCCGAACAATTGATTATGCGCCTGCTGCTGGAGACTACCTCCGTCGCGGCAATCGTCGGCACGCGCGTTTATATCGGTGAGCTGCCTCAGGGCTTCGCCGTGCCGTGCGTCCTTCTCGTCCCCGTTTGGGAAGCCCCGGAATATCATCTTCCCGCCTTCGCTCATGCTTACGTCGCCCGCACGCAAATCCAGTGCATCGGCAAAGGCAGCACGGCGGCGCTCAATCTGTCGAATGCGGTGCGTGATGCGCTGATAGAGATCGCCAACGAAGACGTGTTCGACGGCGGTTCGCCCCCGGTGAAGATGGGGACCATCACGCTCTGGAAACTCGGCACCGCGGTTCACGATGTAGGTGAGGACCGGCTTTATCATCGCCGGATCACCGAATTCAGATCGAGGTGGATCGAACCATGAAGTCCGGCGACCTCAACCGTTTTATCAAAGTTCTCCGCCGTGAGCAGACCGGCACCAGCATCGCGAACGAGCCAATTTTCGGATGGAACACGGTGCGGCGTATCTCTGCGAATGTCCGCTACCTCAAGGCCGATGAACGTTTTGACGGCAACCAGGTCTTTGCGTGGTCCACCGTGGTCTTCAAAACGCGATGGTTTCCGGGCCTTGAGCCTACCGACATCATTTCCTTTGATGGCAGGAACTACAACGTCAAGGGTTATGCCGAGATCGGCCGGCGTGTCGGGCTGGAGATCACCGCCGAGTGGAAGGAAGGCGGTCTCGAATGACAGGGTCACGACCGCAGCTCAAGGCCGTTGATGGTGGCCTGCTCAAATCCCCGCCGATGCCGGCGCACCTTCCTTCATCGATGCGCGACGATTGGCGCACCACCGCTTCCGATCTTGTCGGGCGTGGGCTTCTAAACCAAGCATCCATTCCGATGCTCGAAACCTATGTCGGCGCGCTGTGGATGGCACGGGAATGCCGGAAGGCGATCGAAAAGCATGGCGTCCTGATCAAGGCCGAAAAGGGCCAGCCCAAGCCGAATCCCGCCGCCGCCATGTTGGCGAAGGCGCAGGAAACCATTGCCCGCCTTGGCGATGATCTCGGCATTTCCCCGGTTTCCCGCAGCCGACCGGGGATAAAGGCACAGACGAGACAGCATGACGAAAAAGACGATCCCTTCGGAGACTTCGACCTTTAGCGTCATGCGGGGCCTCGAATGGCTCTACGACGAATCCCCGATCCCTGATCCGCATGGCCGCGCTCAGCGGTGTATAGACTTCCTACGCCTTCTGAAGCACTCGAAGTCCCGGCTTCCGGGGCAGGCTCTTCAGATTGATCCATGGCAGGAGCGGATTATCCGCCGTATCTACGGCCCTTCCGACGAATTTGGAAACCGGCTTGTCAGGCAGGTTTATCTTCAGGTCGGCAAGGGATCGCGAAAAACCAGCCTTAGCGCCATCCTTGCTGCCCTCCACCTTGTCGGGCCTGAGCGCACCAATCGCGGCTCCACCTTCGTTGTCGCCCATGCGATAGAAAACGCCAAAGAGGCGTATAACGAACTGGAAGACATCATCACCACGACTCCGCAACTCGCCGGAGTGATGAAGGTCAAGGCCAGCCGTCTTCAGATCGGACATCCGAAGTCCAAGAGCCTCTTCGCAGTCATATCTTCCGATAGTGACCGCTCTCAGTCGATCAGCCCGACGTTCATGCTCATCGATGAGCTATGGGCGCACAAGAAAGTCGGCACCTTCCAGTCCGCCAAGGGCGCGATGGCGAAGGTCTCCGGCTCGCTGATGATCATCGCCACCACGGCAGGACGCGGCTCTCAGGGGCCGGATTTCGCGGAATACGAATACGCGAAGCGGGTCCGCGACGGCGAAATTGACGATCCTTCCTTCCTGCCGATCATCTTCGAGGCCGATCCCGACGACGCGATAGACGATCCCGCCGTCTGGCATAAGGTTCTGCCCGGTCTTCGCCACGGCTATCCCGACCTCCCCATGATCAGGAAGGCGGCGGAACAGGCGCATTTCCGGCCGGCGGAACGGGCCTTTTTCGAGCAATTTTATC